CCGCCGGAGCCGCCGCCGCCAGACGTGCCGATCTCGACATACACGCTGCCCGACCATCGGTACGCACGGCTGGCGTCGGTTGCTATGTAGATCGTGCCGCTCGCCCCCGTGGCCGGGAACCCTGCCGCCGTTGCGGCTTCGACGATGTTGGCAGAGCCGCCGCCGCCACCGCTCGGAGATGCCGCAGCCCATGCCGATCCGTTCCACGTTACAACCTGTCCAGTTGTGGCAGACGACTGCGTCAGGCTTGCCAGCGAGTGCGTATGGCTCGTCGCTGCCTTGCCATCTAGGGCGGCTTGCGTGGCAGTGCTGATCGGTTTCGCCGTGTCGGCAGTGTTGTCCACGCTGCCGAGTCCAACGTCTGCCTTTGCAAGTGTCACCGTGCCAGTGCGTCCTGCCACGCTCTGCACAGGTGCCGCAGCAGCAGCGCGAGCGTTGGTGTAGTAGAGGTTCGTGCTCCCCTCGGTCACGCTATCAGTCGAGCCTGGAGAGGGCGAGATTTCGACGTAAGCAGAGCCGCTCCATCGGTAGACTTTGCCGGTGTCTCGCGCGACGTATATCTTGCCGGTCGATTGCTCGGTAAACGCCGCGAGGTTGGCGTACTCAACCACGTCATCGACATAGCTCGGTAGCTGGCTGCTCGGCACGGTGCCGCCCACCAGCGTGGCGTATGTGCCAGACGCCTGCTTGCCATCCAAAGCCGTCTGCAAGCCAGTCACGTCGCTCACTGCGTGCGTGTGAGCCGAAGGGGCAAAGGTGCTGGGGATGCCTGTCAGGCCGGAATATGCAATTGACCCTTGGGCGTGGACGTGATCCGCACGAGCTGCTGAGAGTGCCGTCCCTGCGCTGGCTGTTCCGAGAGGCTGCGGCGTCTCGTCGGCGAGGTTGACGCTACCGGCTGGGCCTTGCGGGCCAGTGTCGCCTTTCGGGCCGGCAGGCAGCACGAATGAAATCGATTGCGATGGGGCTGATCCGCTGATGCTCACGGCAGCCGTCGTGCCCGTGGTCACGCTGCCGATCGACAGAGAGTTCGCCGGCCCTGTCGGCCCAGGTTGCAGGACGAACGACAGGCTTTGCGACGGGGCTGACCCGCTGATGCTGACGGCCGCGGTCGCGCCAGTGCTTACGCTACCGATCGACAGCGAGTTCGCCGGCCCTGTCGGCCCAGGTTGCAGGACGAACGACAGGCTTTGCGAGGGGGCTGATCCGCTGATGCTGACGGCCGCGGTCGCGCCCGTGCTCACGCTGCCTACCGACAGAGAGTTCGCGGGCCCAGCCGGCCCCTGTGGCAGCACGAACGAAAGCGACTGAGATGGTGCCGATCCGCTGATGCTGACGGCCGCCGTCGTGCCAGTGCTCACGCTGCCGATCGACAGAGAGTTCGCCGGCCCCGCCGGCCCAGGCTGAAGGACGAACGAAAGCGACTGAGATGGTGCCGATCCGCTGATACTGACGGCCGCCGTCGTGCCAGTGCTCACCGTGCTGATCGACAATGAGTTCGCAGGGCCGGCACTGCCCGTGTACCCGCGAGGCAGAGAGAAATTGAATTTGGCCGCGTAGGCCGAGCCGACGTTTGTGACGGTGGCCGTCTGTGTCGCGTCGATCGTCGTGACGGTTCCAGCCTGAATCGTCGCCGCTTGGCCGTTGCCGCCGCCGACAGTCTGGTCGCCGACGTTGACGTTGACCGTGTCGCCGTTGCCCACGACGCTGTTGATGCTCGTCGAGCCGACGACGACGACGCTGATCTCGCTCATGGAGCCACCGCCGTCACGCTGCCGCTGATGATGGTTCTGGTGACCTCGCCGGGGGCGATCCACCGCAAATACCAGCGGTAGGTCTGCGTCGGAGACAACAGCTTTGTCTGTGTCTCAGTCAGGCCGATCACCATCGCGCCGGTCGATGCGTTAGAGATGCCGACCGTAGGCTGCGTGATCGTCGTCCCGACGCCGCTCAAGGAGCCCGCGCCACCGCCAGTTGTGGTCGTGTCGCTCTGGTAGATGTAGCTCTCCCAGGCGTAATTAGACACGTCACGCTGGAGATTTATAGAAATATTCCATTCATCCCCGCGAACCGCTCGCAAATTTAGTTCACCAGGAAGGAGCGTGAAATCGGCCACGGCGTCACCTCAGTTTGGGGCTGTTTCGCCATGCTGGCCGGCCTTCTTGACGACGGCGGCCTTGATCTCGTGCTGGTCGGCGGCAATCGCCTGAAGCGTCTCTGCCTGCTTGAACTGCGTCTTTCCGATCTCGTCCAGCGTCTCTCGAGTCGAATCAAGGAACTCGGTGTGAGACTTTACAATTGGCACCAAAACGGTGCCGTGAAGCGTCACGGCCGCGTCCCTTGCGAACCAGAGGACGACGGCCAAGAGGACAAGTGGCACGCCGAAACGCTCGGCCACGCGGAACGCGGCCTCCATGAAAGATTCGGTGCTCATCTGCGACTCCGCGACGACAAAAGATAGGCCGGTAGCCTATCTAAATTGTAGCAGCGGCGAGTTCGGCTCTGAGATCATCCAGGGAGCCCGAATTGTCGATGGTTCGGGCGATCAGATGGTCGCTCACCCCCGCCTCGCTCTGGTGAGCAGCCGCGTCGGCGGCGAGGCACCGCCAGCCCGGTCGCGTCACCTTCCACACCTCACCGCCTGCTTCAATGACGGCCTGGGCCTCGTTGTCGAACCGAACGTCTGTGATGACGACGCTGTTGTGGGTCATGTGATTGGCGGCACGCTTCATCGCGATGCGAACCCAGATTTCTGGATGTACCGCCCCGCGGCCCCACTCGGTTCCGAGTGTCTGGAGTAGCTGCCTGGGCGACTTGCCCAGCCAGGGGATGACTGTCTCCTTCACGTCGCGATCCTTGAGCTTGGCTACGGAAAGGCCCGTGATCGTCGAGACGCATTCATAAACGGGATCGGCGAATGCGATCTGGGCGAACGGGCCGCCGTCAGAGTCCGTAAGAAACTCTGCCACGGTATTCTTACCAGCCCCAGCCGGCCCGCAAAGTCCAATCAGCATAGGAATTCCCTCCCGTCGAAACGAATCGTGATGCCAATCGTGTCTGCATACAGCCTCTGGCTCACGCCCGCCTCGGCCAGCATCTTCTCAGCCAGTTCGACTCGCAGCAGCCAGCGGGCAGGCGTGGCGTTGCGGAGGGCGATAAGGCCGACGACCTCCTTGATGCCAGCCGAGACGATCGCCCTGGCGCAGTCGGTGCAGGCAAACCAAGGGCAGAAGAGTTTCGCCCCGGCCGTCGGGTTGCCCGAGGCCGCCGCCTTGTAGATCACCGCCCGCTCGGCGTGCTCTATGAAATCGTACTTGAACGGTCGCGCGAGCCGGTGCTCGGGACGGGCCACCCCAGGCGGCACGCAGTTGGCGGCGTAGAGCGTCTGCCGGCTCGTCACGAGCACGGCTCCGTTCTGCGTGTCCGCGTCGTGGGAACGCTGGACAGCGTAGCGGCAGGCTTCGCGGAGATAGTCGATGTCGCTCATTTTGTCGGCCCTGCAACGTGCATGGCGGTCAGGCCGCCCTCGGGGAGGTAGATGAATGTTTCCATGCACTGGCGCGAGCAGATGTACCCGCTCGCGGAATGCCACTCGTCTGGCGGCGTGATGGAGGGGGCGGTTCTCAGCACCACTGAATCAACCGACTCAATCGACCGCTCGGCGGCCTGGGCGTGGAGGTGGCCTGTGTGAAACTCCCGATACCAGCACCGCGACCAGTCGGCCGATGCCTCCATCGCCATGATCTGCGGCAGACGCTTCTTCGCCTTGTCGCCGTGGGCCGCGCCGATCAGGTTGCTGCCGTGGGTGACGTACTGCCGGCGTGTGTAGTGCGGCGAGACGGAGACTCGACCGTCATTGCGAAACCGCTCCTGAAGGATGCGTCGGAAGGCGGCCGTCAGCGTCTCGTCGTGGTTTCCGTTGACGACGAGCACGTCGGTCGGGACGGTGGCCGCAGATCGTTCCACAAGCCCCAGGAGCGTGTCGCAGCCGACTTGGATCATTTTCTGGAAGCGGCCGTCGTTGTCCTGAGGCGTGCCGGCCGTCGTGTTGCCGGCAGGGCCGTCGGCGTTGAACAGGTCTCCCAGAAAAAGGATCGTGCGGCGGGCCGGCTGATATGTGTCGCCGGTATCAATCAGCGCCATCCCGGCATCGCCGACCATCTTCTCGGCCAGCGACAGATCGTAGTTGTCGTGCCCAGTCGTCTTCCCATATGCGTACTTACCAAAGTGAGTGTCGGCGACAACGACGACTTGCCAGAGATCGCCGCGGCCTTTGGGCTTGATCGGCTTCTGCTTCACTCTTGGCAGGCCAGCCGCCGCGATCATCGCCTCGACGGCTTCCTTGATGCCTGGGCCTGCCTTGGGCTTGAGCCGCACCCAGACGCGGTGCAACTCAGTCACCGTCGGCTCGCCGTCGTCGCCGGCCGTCGCGACCTCCCACTTGGTCGCTTCGGATGCGGCCACGTCGTACTTGGACAAGTCTGCCTCGATGTGAGCCAAGAGGTCGGCGACCGTCTTGATGCGGCGGCTCGTCGAGCGGGCCTCGAGAACGTCGCCCTCGCGGCGTTGCGTCACCTGTTCCGCGTCGGCGGCCGGCTTCGGCGTGGCGGCGGCTGCCGCGGCCGAGAGGATGTCGCCTGTCAGCCCTGAGTCAGCCATCGCTGGACTTGCCTCCACTTTGAGGTTTCGTAGCCGCGGGCCTGGAGTTTCTCGACGATCGTCTTCGCCATCTGGCTTGCCGACACGCCGGTCGCCTCGGAGGTCTTCCGCCATTGCTCACGCACCGCCAGGACGGCGTCTTGGTGCTCGCTTGACAGACCTTGAAACCAGCTTTGGTTTACTGGCGACGGTCTTGCGCTTTCCAGAATCTCCTGTGCTAGGTCTGGCTCCATCCTGCTTGCCCTCGAGGTGAATCCATCCATCGTCATCGGGGATGCCGCCACCCTCGACCTGTTCGTCGTCGTCATCGGAGAATACGAAGTCTTTTGGTGGGGTTGGCATGGCTCGTAGTCTCGCCTAGTAGTCTGTTTTGGTCAACGCTGGTTCTTGCGTGCATTCTTGATAGCACGCCGCACGAGCATCCTGCCCGCCATGTCGATGAACGGCAGGCCGCGGGCCGCCGCTTGTGCCCGTAAATGGCCGACGATTTCCTCCATCCGAACCTCACACTCGTCGCAGCCCCACTGATCCATTTGTGCTGCGTAGGCGTTGCATGAGCAGCCCGCGGAACTGGTGATGTAAAAAGGCCAGCCAGCAAGGAGCTTCTTCAACTCCCAGCCTGGGCCGGGGGATGGCGGTTCAGGAAGCCGCGAGTCCCTTGGGTACGACGGGTGCGCGACATCGACCGTCCACGCTTCATCGTCCTGGCTGACGACGCACGGCATTACTTCGTCAAGCGTGTAGCCACGCTCAACGCACCGAGCCTCAAGAAACGAGCGATTACAGGTAATCAGGGAAGAGGGTTGCATACTGATCCTATGCCTTGGAATTGCTGTTGCGGTGTATTGCACTGGCACGGTCGCTTCTGCGAACAAGCGCCGCCTGGGCCGATGCACGCTCCGGTAGCGCCGTCGCAGTCCTCTTCGCACTTCTCTTTCGTGAAGAAGTTCGCCGTCACCACCGTCCACTTGTTAAGTTCCGGCCTGTCCGGGTCGTCAGCCTTAAAGCACACCACCGCAAGCCTCCGTCAGTCTATGTAGACATCGAACGCAGCAATTAATGCCTGAGCGCCGCTGCGAGTTACTAGGAACTGAATGTCGGAAAACAGCAGCCCCGTCAGGCCGCTACACAGATTGGCTACCGGCCTTCCGGCGGGATACGCATATGATGCCGCCGCCACTTTTATGCAGCGGTTCTGATCGTCGCGACCAGAAAAACCCCACAGGGTAATGAGGTCACCGTTAACCTGTTGCTGAAACGAGATGTACTTCGACAGGTCGCCAAAGGGGCCGCCGCACCCGCCGTCGGCTGCGACTCCTGTGAACGAATACTTCACGCAGGTCGTCTGTAGTCGCGTCGGGTAAACCTGTGAATCAGTTCTGCCAGTAGTCAGGTCGAGCGGCAACGTATACGTCCCCTCGAAAATCTCGTATGGCACGCGATAGCTTTGGTTCGCCACCACTCGCACCGTGATTGACGGCTTTGGGTTTGAGCCGTCTGGGCAGCAGCACTGATAGCAAACCCATTTAGGGCCACAACACGGGCACGCCATCTCAAATCTCCAGCGAGAGGTATGTGGCCGTCTGAGTCCCAACCACAATCGTAACAGTCTGAGTGCCAGATATAATGGTGGCGGTCTGCATTGACGAAAGCGAAACGATGGTTGCCGTCTGCGATGCGCCAGCAGTTTTGAATGTAGTGGTCTGCGGGCTGCTGGCAGCTTTTATCTTCGTCGTGGTCGTTACGATTGAGATGTTACAGTTGCTCGTATTGAGGCTTGCGCTGATGCCCGTGATGATGTCTACATCAGACACACTCGAGACATAAGTCAGCGTCTTGTCGGGGCCAGCGCTTGCGTAGCTCAAGGTCTGAGTACTGGCCGAGCTTATGAACGATATCGTCTGCGTCGGCTGCGGCCCCAGAACCGTGATCGTCTGCGTGGCGGTCGCCATCACCGCCGTCTTCGACGACATCTGGAACGAGACGAGATACCACTGCGTGCCGTCTTTGGCGACGTTGACGATGCGGCTCGTCGCCGTGCTCTTTGGTGCAGGCAGGCTGACCAGCTTGTTCAAGACGCTGACGGTATTCGGCGTGGTCGTGATGCCGTAGAACTTCACGTCCTTCGACGAATCGACGGGCCATGCGCCTGTGGCAGTGCAGACGCGGAAGACCTTGGGGACGTAGGACGTGCCGTCCCCCTCGAGCGCGGTCGGTATCCGGCTCACAGGCCCACCGAATGGGATGGACTCCACTTTCGCGATCGTGCTTTTCAGCTTCTCGCGAAGACTCTCTCCAATGAGGTATTTGCCTGAGTCAGCCATTACGAGAACCAGCGAATGCCGAAGTTTGAGAAGTTGCTGCCGAACGCCATCTCGGGCTGGATGCAGATGCGGTTGATGAGAACCTTCTGATTTATCGGGAAGTTGTCTGTGTTGCGTGGCGTGCCGTCGTCGTTCAATGCGATCGGCTGGGCGGCGGGGCGCTGGAGCCAACCGCCTTCGTCGCCTGTGGCTGGAACGCTAACCATAGCCCTGGCCTTCTTCTGCTCTAGGCCGATGGCTAGGACGGGGTATTCGCCGCCAACGAGGTAAACCTTCCCCGCTTTGTGCTCAAGCGCCAGCGCCTTTACGTCAACGTCTGAACGAGACAGGCCGGAGTTGTAGATATTGAAACCAGTCTGCGGCACGGCCATGTCCCAGCCGATGGCCTGAAACCCCTCGCGAGTGATTGTCCAGTGCGCCCTGACTGCGAACCCAAACGTGACCTTGAATCCGCGAAACGTCGTGTCGCCGAACTGCTCGACTACGGCGGTCGAGGAAATGCTTTGGAGCATACAGCAGTGGACGCCAACGGATAGGTTGCTGAACGTAAACAAGTCGCTGTTCACATAGCCGCAGTAAGCGAGCAACTGGCTCATGTCGCTATAGGAATACTGGTCTATGTTGATGTTCACGACCGGCTCAAGTCGCGTAACACCGTCAACGAGATCGCCTACGGGGTTGACTGCTGGAATCCACGAGCCAGACACACCACCAGTCACAGGCGCACCGCCCCATGCAGCAATCTCCGTCAGCGACGTGCTCATCGAGTAGAGGGCTGGTCGCTGGGTCGGGGCTTGCCTGCCGGGGTCTGTGTTGCCGATGCCCGCGGTCGTCCGGTACTGAGCCGTGACGATCCGCACCATTCGGCTGTCGCCGTCGGCCTTGACATCCAGGCTGACGCATGGGATCGGGTTCGCCGGCCCGAGAGGGTCGCCGATGTTGACGCCGATGGCATCGGAGATGACGAATGACTCGTTTGGCGAGTTGAGCAGAATCTTCCATGTTCTCGTAGCCTGATCGGCAAGCGAGCCGCCTTCGGCACTGCGGCTGAAGGATTTGCCCTGCGCGAGTTCTGAGACGAGCTTGGGCATTAGAGGAGGACTCCTGGGTTGCCTTCGCGAATGGCCTTAACGACTTCGTCAAGCTTGTCAGACTGCTTCCGCAGTTCGGCCAAGTTCACGTCCTTTGCCGAATCGTCGCCTCGGAGAAGGCGAGTGAGTTCACTCGCACCCTGAGTCGTCGAAACGTCGGAGACGTTCAGGGCGGCTCGGGATGGGCCTTGAAGGCGAGCGTTCTGCCGCTCGTCTTCAAACTGCTTCATCATCGGGGCGACTGATTCCATCTGGTTGAAGACAGCTTGACGAAGGAAGGTGTTTGGATTCTCCCCCTTATCGCGAAGCTCGGCGGCGCGGGCGTTTATGTCGGCCCCTGCGCCCTCCTGGAATTCTTTCTTGAATCGCTCACGTTCAGTCATTCCGAGGTCGCGACCACGGAGGGCTCGGTCGCGTTTGCTCTGGGCGATTCTAATCTGGTCGATTCTATACTGTTCGCCTTCTGTGCCGCGATCCATGATTTCGTCATTTGAGAACCGCAGTGACCGATTTTTTCTCCGCAATTCCATCTGTTGAATTTGCTCGTTTGGCTCCAAGCCCGAGGCCGCGTCTTTTTGCGCAAGCTCCGCCAGCATCGCGTCGTTCTCTGCAATTGCTTTTTCGTTTGCCATAAACTCTGGACTCTTTGCAAGAAATGTGCGTTTTTCGTCCAGGTTTTGCTGCAATTCTTGCGCGCGTTTCCGGTCTTCCATCAGCCTTCTGTCGGCGACTTGGCGTTCCTCAAGATTCTTCTCGGTCGGATTATTGATGTACCGCTGCTGCGCCTCATTGGCCTGCCGCTCGCTTTCTGAGGTGATCTGGTTCGCGGCGTCCATTCGACGCTTGAACGCTGGGTCTTCGGCGGTGAGCTGGCGGTTTCGCTCAATCTCCTTTTCTCGGGCGGCTATGCCGTTGTTGATTGCGTCGAGCTGCTTCCGTTCGGCTTCGGTCAACTGCCGAGTCATCATCTCGCGCTGACGAATCAGCTCAGTCTCTCGCTTCACTGCGGCATCAAGTTGGGCGGTCTCGGCCGCGTTTAATCCGCCGCCAATCGCACTCTTTGCCTCAAGGTCTTTGCGACTCTGAGTGATGGCCTCAAGTTCGCCATTAACGGCCTGCATCTGCGGGTTCTGCTGAATCGCGCGACGGCGATTGTCTAGGTCTGCTTGAGCGTTGCCGATGGTTGCGCGGTCGTTGATCAGTCGCTCCTCGGCCGCATCCCTCGCCTCGCGGCCTCCGGCACGCAGCGGGTTATCCTCAAACGCCCTCTGGGCCGCGTCAGCGCCCTGCTCGGACTTCTGTAAAGCCGAATCGCCGACCTTGCGGATGCGGGTCAGCGCTGCCTCGATGCCTGCGGCGGCGTCAAGGAGTGCGGCGGCGGTCTCAGACGCGGCCTGTGCAAGCTCAAGGTTGTTTCCAGCGGCCCTGCTGGCAGCCTCGGCCGCTCTCAGGTCTGCTTCGGCTTTTTTCACTGTCGCCGCCGCTGCCGTCGTGTCGCCGCCGGCATCCTGAACTTTTCGCATCTCGGCCCTAGCGTCCTGCAACTGCTGTCGGCGGTCGGCGACAGCCGCGGATTGCCTGTCATTCACTCTGCGTGCCTGCATCTCAGCGTCCGCCGTAGCCCTAGCGGACGCGACAGCACCGGCCCGTTCATTTTTGAAACGCTCGTTTCCATCCATCGCGTTGATTGCAGATGTAAGGCGTTCGCCTCCGGTAGACCGTCCGAGTCGAACCTCGCGAGCCTTGGCCTCGGTCTCTGCTTGCTTGATGCGAACGTCGGCGACCTGTTTTTCGGCCTCTTTTACAACCGCCTCTCGCTTCGCGGGGTCGTCGATTTCCGTGGACATCTCAACTGCACGAGCCAGTTTTGCGTCGGCGTCCGAAAGCTCTGACGCGAGGGAGTCAAGCTGCCGCTGAAACGCAGCAGCGCCAGGAACTCCACGACTGATAGCCTGCGCCACGTCCTCTTGAGCATCTCGTATCGATCTCGCAGCGTCCTCCGATGCAGTCGCGACCTTTATAGAAAGCTCATCGATGGCTCTCTGAAACGGAGCCTCAAGCTGCTCAAGAAGGGACTGAAGCCTAGCAATCGTCTCTGATGCCGTTGCTGCTGGTGCCGTCTGCACTCCCAAGAATGTGTCTTGAGTCGCGGGACGCAGCCCCGCGATCATTCTTTCTATGGCATCTCGCTGAGAGGCCATATCGTCTCCGGCGCTGTCTGCCATCGCTCTCGCGCGAGCTACCTTCTCTTGCTGCGAAAGCGCTCTTCCACCTGGGCCGTTCCTGTTTGAGATGTTCCGCAGCCCCTCGTCGAACAAGACTTGCCGCAAGTCATTTGGCGTGCTTATTGGCCCAGTGCCCATCGGCCTTGCTGCCACAGAGCTGCCGAGGAAACGGCGTGTTCTCTCAAGAATCCCAGAAAGACCCTGAGTCCCAAACTCAGCGCCGCCAAGCTCGACTGGCTTGTTGCCAACTACAGCCTTCGATCGCTTGTCTGCGGCGTCCAACTCCTGAATGCTCTTCTGAATTGAGACTCTTCTGCCTGGGTCTGTTTCGGACTCAAGCTGCTTCGTGAGCTTGTTCCTGTCTGCCCGCCCCCTCTGCATACCGGGGTCAAGGTCTGCTATCCTGTTTTCTCGAAGCTCTCTCTGCTTGTTTCTAATGTCAGAGACTTGCTTGCCAAATCCAGTGCCTTTGTCTGCCCCGGCAGATCGCGTGCCTTGCGACATTGAATCGCCAAGCGACTTAAATGCCTGTGCAAGCTCCTCGACGAGACCCTTCTGCCGAGCGAGCGCATCGTTCAGCGCCTTCGTTTGATCTTCTGCGGAGCGGCCGTTGTTTGCCCACTTGATGAGCCCAACGGCAGCTTGGCCGGCGATGACGGCACCGAGGCCGACGAAGAGCCCTGTCGTGCCGCCCAGAATGAACGCCAACTGCGTAATGTTATTACTGACGGCGCGAAGCTTAAACTCAAGGCCACCAGTAGAAGACATGAAGTCATCGATCGCGAAGGCGGCTTGGTTGAGAGCTAGCGAGAAGTTGTCGAACCCGCCTCTGCCAACGTCGCCGGCCCGCGACACGTCGCGAGTCAGCGTGCCTACCCGAACGCCGCTCACTGCGGCGGCGGCAGATACAGCCTCCGTCCTCAGTGCAGCGAGTCTCTGTCGAGTTGCGGCAGAATCGATGTTACCGTCGTCGAAGGCCGCGGCGACTGCGTTTCTGAATCGCTCAAATGCCGCAACAGCCGGCCCTCTCGCCTCGGCGCTGGCTCGGCCAATCGCCCCTTGCAGAATCTGCAACTGGGCGCTGTATCCTTGCAATGCCCGCTGATCCAAGCCGAGGTTCAAGCCCGCAGCGCCAGCTCCTCCGAATGCCTGCGAGAAGTTCATTGCCTGGGTGGCTCGAGTGGCTTCGGCCGAAAGCTGCTGCACTCGCTGACGGGCCGCGTCGATGGCACCCGGAAGTGTGCCGGGAGCCGCTGAAAGTCGAATAAACTCCGCCTCGGCATCGCGTATGGCCGGTACGAATCTCGTGCGAATACTATCCGGCAGGCCGTCAAGCTGGCTCTTCAGAGACGTGATCCCACTTGCAAGCGAGGCAAGCTGCCGTCGAGGAGCTTCGATGTCATCGCCGACCGCTTGCCGAGCAAGTTGCCGGCGGCGATCCTCAAGGCTTGACGATCGCCCCATATCGGAAATGTCTGTCCTATCTCCCTGGCCTCTCAAGCTTGTGCGAGCACCGATGTTGCCGGCGTTCCTGTCCATCGGCGAAAACGCGCCAAGACGATCCTGATTGCGGTCAATTATTTCAGGAGGCTCTGGTGGAGTGCCGCCTGCCGCCGTCTGCGCCAGCCTCGTGCCAGCGACCATAAGATCATTCACAGCTCGCACGCGAGTACCGATACGCCCCCAGGCGTCCGCCAACTCTGCGGCATCTCGCTGCGGGTCAAGCGTGCTGAGTCGCTGTATCTCTGACTTTATGCTTTGGATTTCAGCGCCAGCGCGCCTCGCCTGCTCGCGAAATTCGTCGAATTGAGGAAGGCCAAACGTGGAATCGACAGCCCCCCGGAAATCCTGCGCCTGCCGACCGAGGCCCGCGTAGACTTCATTCAGCGGACGCTCTTGCAGTCGGCGCGGGCCGATGAGAGCCTGCTCCGCAGCGTCTAGTGAGCCAGCCTCCTGCTGGCGTGCCGCTGCCATCTCAGCCTGCCTCGCCGCAGCCAGTTCGCGCTCCTGCGTGATCAGCCGATCGTTCTGCGCGATCTCTGCAACCAGCGCTCTCTGGCGAGCTTGCGCCGCTGCTGCTCGCTGCTGCTCGGCAGCCGACAGCGACCGAACGCTTGTCTCAAGTCGGTCAAGAACCTGATTCAGCGCGGAGGCATCTGCCTTGCCTGACTGAAGGTCATTCGACAGCCGGCCAGCGATCTGGGCGAGCCCAGAGATCGACCGCTTCGCGGCGTCAGGCAGCTTCTCAAACTCAGCGGACAATTGTCGGGCTCGTCCAAGAGCTTCTTCGGCACCGCGGGTGGCGGGCGTGCCGAACAGGCCGAGGTCTCTCTGCTGTGGGGCGGCAGGGCGTAGCGTGAAGTCTCTTGTCTGCGCTCGCCGAGCGAGGTCTTCCAGCTTTCTCCTGGCCTCCGCAGTGTCAAGGTTGACTTTGATCTCTTGCTCTGCAACAGACTGCGCCTCGTTCAGCTTCGCGACAAGTAAATCAAGCGACCGCTGCGCAGACCCCGTCGGCAGGCCGAGGTTCGCCTTCATCTGTAGTTTCGCAAACGCCGCTTCGGCCTCGCGGGTGAGCTGGTTAATCGTGACAAGCGACTCGACGAGCCTTGGGCTGGAGGCAATTGCCGAGGCCGGAAGCCCCGCCGCCTTGTTGCCGACAGCAGCTCCGCGGTCAAGCGACTCGGAAAGCCCAGGCTGCGCGAATACCAGCTCTCGCCCGGTCTTCACCCGGCCGGCCTTCTCGGACACCTCTGCCAGTTGTCGAACCGAAGCCACGGTCGCATCGACGCTGGCTTTTACTTGATCGAAGTTCTTCTTTATGGCCGCCGACGGAGCGACACCACCTTCAATCAGAGCGTTGAGCGATTCAATTTCAGACTGCGACTGAACGAGGGCAGGCAGGAACCCTGCCTGAACCTCCTTCGCGAGGCCAGTCAGTGTCGCCTGGGCGGCCTTGATCGGGTCGGACAACTCCTCCGACACTGACACAAGCTGCCGCATCTTGTTCGACGCTGCCTCGAGGTCTGAGCGACCAAGCTCGTCCATCAGGGCCGGCAGCCGCTCGAGCACATCGCTGGCGGTGGCACCTCGTTTTATAAGCTGATCGAGGTCGGACAGGTCGATATCGACGCCGTACTTCGCGGTGATCTGTGTTTGCAGCTCCTTCGCTGCCCGCGACACGGCTCGGATCGCGGCGGCTTCTTCTTTCCGCGCGGCGGCAATGTCTCCGCTGCTGGCAGCGACTCCTTCGCCAGCCTCGGCCTGCTTGATTTCACGCATCACCGTCTTGATGGTGTCGCGGTACTTCTCAAGGTCAGCCAGTTTCTTTGCAAGCTCCTGCTGCTGGCCCGTGAGCGACGATACCCTTGCATTCGCAGCGTTGAGTTCCTCAGGCCTTGACCGCGACCCCCTCGCCATCGTGTCAAGCGTGTTCCTGGCAGCCGTGGCTCTGTCTAGCTCGGACTGCAATTTCACCAACTCTCCGCTGGTTGCAGATATCGCCTTCGTGAGCGACTTGCCTCCCATGAACTCGCCGCCCATCAGCTTGCCGGCAGAACCTTGGGCTTCTTCAAGCTTGGCTCTCAGAGACTCCACGCTCTCGGCGTTTACCTTGACCGTGACAGCACCGCTGCCGATCGCCGCCACCTTGGCTCTCGCCGCGTCCGCTGCGGCAGTCAGGTCGGCCAGTCGCTTGCGAGACTCCCCAATGTCAATGTCGGCCTCGATCTTCCCGCCAAGCTCCTTGAGCTTTTCCAGGCCGCCGAAGCGAGCGATGATCTCAATGTCCTTCGACTTGAGTCCGTACAGCTTTTCGCGTACCTGATCAACGCTCTGCATCCCTGTCGTCTTTAGGACGATATCGACCTGACGCTTCGACAGGGCCGAGTTCAGCCTGGACTGGAGCGAGTCCAAGTCCTTGATCATGCCGGGGAAGCCCTTGAAAGAGAGCTTCATCGTCGCCGCGGCTTGGAGCGATCGCTCAAACTTCTGGAGCGGCGTATAGATGCCCTCCAGAGAACGCGCCGCCTGCCGGGAGGCAGAGGTCAAGTTGCTCTGCACGCTCCTGGCAAACGACGACACTTCCTTGGCCGACTTCGACAGTTTTCCGTCGAAGTCGGCCGTATTCGCCGAGACGATCGCACTGATCTTGCCGAGGTAGCCGTTGCCCATCAATTCACCCCGGTAGTGGCTGTTTCAGCTTCAGTAGCTCGGACATGATCTGCGACTTCGACTGCTCGGCCTTGACTGCTGTCGGAATGAACGCGGCTTCGTCGGGGAGGTCGTGCTTCTTGTAGTTCCCTGATGACGCCATGATCACCCTGCACAGTCGTGCTGTCTGACCCCACGGGTCGGGCAGCGGCCATCGCTGATCAAACGCATACCACTCGGCGATCTCCTTGCTGTCCACTTCATCCAGCAACCGCTTGACGCTCATCCCAAGCGTTGCCGCTAGACGGAAGTAGAACCGTCGTTCAGGACGGCGGGCGAATCTTCCCCCAGGTCATCCACTGCCTCCTGCGTGAAGGCGTTCAGCTTCCAGCCGGCCTCGAATAGGCGATTGATTACCACCGACGACTTCTTGCCCAGCACGTCGGCTTCGTCGTCGCTGAAGAGTCGCTCGCCGGCCTCGTCGCACAGGGCGAGCAGGAGGAAACGAATACGGAACGCCTTCATCTTCTGGTCGGCGTAGGACTCCTCGAAACGATCGCGGTCGGTGCCGGTGAGGACGCGAAGAAACACGTCGCCCTTCCACTCGGGCACGGCGAACTTCTCTTTACGAACGTCATCGACAGCCAGGATGCTTTTGCGGTCAAGTGCCATTGAAATCTGCTCCAGAAAGTGCTTTGCGTTGCGGCATCCTGCCGACTATGTGCCTTGATAATCAGTCATCAGAAACTTGAGAGAGCCGCGGACTAGCTCGCCAGACTGCGCGCTCACAGACGCGGACTCGCAGATCACGCGACGGCTGACGGAGTAGCCCGAAGACGTGAACGTGAGTTGGCCGACCTTCTTCACGAACGCCTGCGGGTCGGTGTTCCATGTCAGGAAGTCCACCGTTATGGTGCCGCCGGCCCATTCGCCGGTCGGCACCATAAACGTGTACCCCAGGCCGTCGCCCGCGGCGGTCATGTTCGTGACCTCGGCTGTCGGCATTTCCACAGAGATGCCAGTCAGCGTGCCGCTGAACGACAGGAAGGAAAACCTCGCGCCTTGTGCGGTGGCCCCGGCCATGTCGGGTCACCTCCGAAGCGTTAGGCAACCCGCCAAGTCGCGTTGCCCTTGATGAGATCGCCGACGGTGCCGCCCACGGTCGAGGCCGTGAGGGTGGCGTTGCCAGAGAAGCTGAGAGAACCGGGGCCAGTGATGCTGATCGCGGCCGAGTAGGCCGTGATGACATTCTGGGCGATGTAGTCGCAGGAGATTTCCCGCTGCACGAACGTCGGGACGTACTGCCGGCGATCGCCTGCGGGCTGGCCGAGGTGCGAACCGTCCGCGGTGTCGATCTGGTCGTTGACATTGAAGCTCGTGATCGTGAGCGTCGTGCCTGCGTAGGTCATCGACACGCCCATTGCTGCAACACCGGCCATAGTGCGCCTCCTTGCGCTAAAGTCTTACTCAGTGGCCTCAGACCACCGAATCTGAAATAGTTGTCGAACCTCGTATGCGGGCGGGAGCTGGGCTCCCACGGCTGCCGGGTCAAGATAATCATCCGTCTCCGAAACGAGCCGTATATCACTAATTGTAACGCCCGAGAGCGTGCCGATGCGTCCATCCAAAGCAAGCCGCACCTCGTCGGCCAGCTCCCTGGCCGCGTCGTAGTAGAGTGCCCAGGAGGCAATCTGAAGATTGACCACGGGCTGATACAGCGGCCCGACGAGGGCGGCATCTCGAGTGATGTTGTTCCGCTTGTAGACGCAGAACGGCAGCACCGCTGTCTTCGGCACGGCAATCGGGTAGACCTGAAAGCCGACCAGTCTCGCCACCGCGGGCGTGGTGACCAGCCTCTGAAAAACGTGCTTTTCTGGGGAGATGATCACTTCGATAGCCTGTCGATATTGGCCTGAATAGCCGCCTTGAGCGTGTTAAACACGGCCCCCTGCTGCTCGCTGATGGTCTTCTCCATCGCGTGAGACGCGGGCATTCGGCCGTAAGTGTCGCCGGGGTGCAGCGTGATTGGGTGCATCCTGCCGCCCGAGTATCCGAAATCGTGCGGATAGCCCTTGCCCATCGCGGCCTGCCTCGCCTCTTCATACTTGCTTCCCATGAGGAAGTAGTAGCCCTTCGACATATTGGCGAACTGCTTGTCGTTCGCCGAAGAATGACGCCGCATCTTCCCGTTAATCATCTGGTGGACGTTGATGTAGGTTCGGCGACCCTTGGTTCCAGGCTTGCGTGTGCCTGATCCGAACTCGAAAAGCCATGCGGCGTTCCCCGAGCCGCCCTGCTCGGTTCCGCTGCCAGAACCAGTCTGCCTCGGGCCTACAATTGCAACGGCAGCCGCGTCGTATGTCTTGGTCTTGATGTATACCGACTTACTCAGGTTGCCAGTGGCGTCTCTGATCTTCGACTTATAGCCCTGCTTTATGTGCTCGCCAGCCTTCTTGACTGCCGACTCGAGCGCCTTGGGCTCGCCCATCTGCGCGGCCAGAGCCTCGAGCCTCTCTGCAAGCTCCCGAATCCCGGCCGTCTTGACCGTGACGAAGCCCTCGGCAAGAGACTTGCCCGTCTGGCCGCCGAATGTCCTGGGCGATCCCTGGCCTTGCGTAATCATGTCGCGTCCTCCCGCGCCAGTATCTCATGAATCGAGCGAGCCTCTCGCTCAAGCACGCTGGAAATCTCCATCACGCGGCCACGCCACAGAAGGCGATGCTGATGCGTGATGCCGGGGAAGAATCGAATGCGAATGCGGTGGGTGACGAGCGCGCCAGCCTGCTGCGCGGCGAAGTAGTCGGCGGCCCTGACGCCCATGACGCTGGCGTAGACCGTAGCCTCGTCCTCCCAGGTCAGCGTCGTCTCGCCGAACGCGCTCTGCTGATCCACGGGCTTCTGGATCGTCACCCGCTCTCGCATGGTGCCTGAGTTGATCATGGATCACCCCATCCAAAGTGCGGTGTAGGTGCCTGATCCAGAGGGTGCCGATACCGTGATCGTCGCCGTGACAGGCAGGACGGCCAGCCGGCCGGCAGAGACGTTGATGCTGCCGGCCAGCCGCAGAACGCTCGAGCCCGTGTTCTTGACGACCAGCGTCGAGAGCGGCGTGACGCCCACGATCTGCACCGCGGCCGTGCCGACGCTCGCGCCTACCGTCTGGGCCGTCGTCAGTGCAGGGGAGAGATGCTCAGACAGATTGCCGATGGTCAGCGACGTTTCGGAGGCGTCGTGATAGACGGTGTCGATGTCGATGCGGGCACGAACGGTCATCGGTAGACCCCCTGACTGGCCGCGGCCAGAAGCGTTTCAAACGTCTGCGGCACAGACTGAGGTGCGCCGGTGACTGCCGGCTGCCGCGTGTCATACCAGTGGCCGACAAGGAGCAGGATCAGATGCTTCACCACGGGCGGCGCGGACTGCCCGTCGTCGCCGTAGCCCGCCGAGTACCGCACCGTCACCGAGTTCTCGTCACCTCGAGTCGCCGGCCACGAGCGAGCCCACTGTGGGTAGATGCGGCCGGGGAGGACGCTGGCGTCGATCTGGAAGTCCGTGGCGCTCGAGAGCGTGCCGTAGGTGCCATCACCAGTGCGATAGGTCACCGTCACTGCACGATCCAGCATCGGCAGCCTGGGCAGGATGATCGCCCAGACCGGGAACAGGTCGTACTTGACCTCCCAGACCGTGGTGCAGATCGTGATGTCCAGAACATCTTCGACGTACTGCCTCGCCACCGCGATCAGCGACTGAATGTAGAGGTCGTCTGCCTCCGTATCGACTCGGCAGTGCTGCTTGGCAAAGGCTAGACTGACAGGCTCCACTGCCGGCGACGTGATTCGACGAAGACTGCGATACGGCGTGATCGTCGGCGTCGGGTTCTGCGGCGTGCCGAAGATGATCGTGTCCATTTATCGCCTCTTCTTCTGTGCCGTCTTGGTCGCCATGTCAGCCCGCTCGACGGCCACCGGCGCGGCCTCGGCCGTCTCGACCTGCTGAATCAGACCGCGACGAATCAGGATGTCGCACATCCCAGGAGACCAGTCGTCGAAGACTTGCCCCTTCTCGTAGCAGTCGAAGCTCTGGAGGATGCGGATTTTCAATTTACTTGCCCCCAGGCGTCCGCGGGTGCCTTCTGGCCGCCGTTCCAGTAGTCCGTCGTGTGCTGCTGAACCTTGCCGCCCTCGGCCTTCCGCGACGGCCATGTGACCATCAGCTCGGCGTGGCCGACGCTGACGTGCGTTGCCAGCCCAAGCTTGTTTCCGCAGGCGGCCCAGCTTTTCCAGAAGCCGATATCCTCGTCGGTATGCCCGCCCGACCACTCGCCATCGGCGTTCGCCTTGGCGATGAACCAGGGCTTCTTCATCTTCTTGAGAGCCGCCGTTCGCAGGAACGTAAGGCCGAAGTGAGCCGTCTCGACCGGCTGGACGACCTTGTTGAAGAAGTCGCCGTCCACTGTCGTCTTCTCGTCTACGTCGCTTCCAGCCAGAGCGAACATCACCGCATTGGCCTCCCGCTTGGTCTGGAGCGGCGCGATGGCGTCGTACCCAGAGTGCAGGAGCAACGCCAGCAACGCCTCGACCGTCTTGGAGTTGAAGACGGTGTCGTAATCAACGGTCAGGATCACATCGTTGTCGTCGATGACCTGTTCCATCGCCCGCTGAAGGCACTGCCCCCAGTAGGCACCAGTCACCTTTATGGGACTGATGCCGTGGGGGGCGAGTGCCGACGAGACGCAGAAGAAATTGTCGGTGAACCCAAGTCGCGGGGTGCTCATCACCGCCGCGACTTTGATTTCCGCTTCGACGTTTCCGACTCTGACCAGCATGGATCGCTCCTTGTGTGGAGCGGGCGCGCATCCATGCGCCTTTGTCGGCCGTCATGGCCGTCCCGCAGTTCGGGAATCAGCCTCGAATCCAGCCGATGCAACCAGCCTCGGTGGCAGTCGTCGGGGCATCGCCGCGAGACAGCCGAGCCGCCACCACCGTGTTCACGCTGACCGCCGGGGTCGCCGTGATCTTGAGGTAGCGCTTCCGAGCCTTCGTATCGACATCGAGCTTGACGATGGCAGCCGACGCGGTGTCGGTCACGGCCGGGATCGTGAAGTCGGTGCCGCCGACGAAGCCGGTCACGTTCGAGTAGGACGAGTTGTCGTCCGACTCTTCGATCTTCAGCACGCTGGCGAACACCGTCGAGGCGTTGCTGGCACGCAGGACAGACACGCTGGCGTAGTCGTAGCCGAGCGAGTCGATCGTCAGGGTCACGGCACTCGAGCCGACAGAAGTCGGGACGGAGGCCACAACCTTTTGATTCTGGGCGTGGATCATGGTATAGGGGTTCCTTTCCTTGAGGTTTTGGTTGTTAGGCTCACGAGGCCGCGGTCTTGAGGGCAATCACAGGGCCAGCGGTCGTGTTGTCGCCCAGCGAGTGGTGAACCACGTCGAACCGCATCGTGCCCTGGAGCAGGAGCTGATCGGTCGTGGCGTACACCTGATCGTAGAGCCGAACCGAGAAGTCCCGCCGACGAGCGTAGATGCTGGAGAGGCCGAGGTTCGCGAAGATGCACTTGACCTTACCGGCGTCAGCACCGAGCGTGCCGTCCATGACGTGAACGAGGTTCACCGGATACCCGAGGAACTGCTCGGTCACGCCGCCGCCGATCTGCTCGACGGTGTTGCCGCCAGCCGCGTAGCGGAGGCGGGCCATCGAGGCAGCGAAGCCAGCCGGCGAGATATACCAAGCTGCCCCCTGGCGGGCGTAGAGTGGCATCTTGCCGATGGTCTTGATGAAGTCAGTGACGGTCAGGGACTCGAAGCCCGTCGCACCCGTGCCGGCAGTCAGAACGCCAGCGGTGTGAGTGCCGTCGTTGATCTTCGGAACCACGCCGTAGATTCCGCCGTAGCTGGAGGTGCCGTCACCCAACCAGCCGCACAAATCGCCCTTGAGCGCCAGAGACGTTGAAAATTCCAGAGCCACAGCATCTGCAATCGACACGAGAGCGTCTTCGACCACTTCGGAACTCATGCGGGTTCCGACTGCGAGCTTCTTCGCGATGAGCTGCACGTTCGCGTAGGTCGGCTCGCTCTCGTTCACCGCCGTGCCTTCGCCCACGAAGTAAGCACTGGTGCCCGTGATCCGCTTCGGGATGATCATCGTGTCGCGGGTCATCGTGACCTTCTCGACGTTGCTCGCCGCGAAGGTGCCGTAGTTTTCGACGAGCCGAATCACGCGGGCCGCGAACTCCTCTGGGACAAGGGCACCGCCGGCCGAGTTGTTGTTCTCGCCAAGGGCACGGCTCTCGACGCCGTGATCCTTGCACCAGCGAATGTCGTCAGCGTTCTTGTAGACCACCGCCCGCAGCCAGCGACCGCAGCGGTAGGCACTCTCGACAGCCTCGGGGCCGTCGTTGAACGCCCGCAGGCTGGTGTGATGGGGCTGGATCGAACGAATCTCGACCTTCTTGTCTTCGACCTTGGCGGCCACTTCGGCGACGGGGGCCGGGGCGGGGGCGGCCTTCTCGACCACCGCACGCAGCTCAGCTTCCTTGGCGGCGATCCGCTCCTCGAAGTCGAGGGAGGTCTTCAGGTCGTCGGCCTGATTGCCGAGGGAGACGAGTTCCTTGGTCTGTTCGGCCGAGCGATCCTCGATGCCGCCCAGTTCGGTCATCCGCGCGGCCACAGCCGCGGCACGTTCCTGAAGACGCTTGAGATTCGACGCCATGATTTGCCTGCTCCTTAGTTTGAGCCGGCCAATCGCGGTGTGCGGCGGCCGGCGGGTGTACCCGCTAGCGCGCCGCGCTCTCGAATCCTCGAGACGCTCGCACTGCCCCCCACGACATCCGTCGCGGGGCAATGTGTCTACTTGTAGACTATCAACCCTTTGGAACGCTGTGCAACTGAGTGCGCAGGATTGTCGCCTTCAAGTTGGCGAGCTTCACTGCGATCTCTTCTGCTTGCTTCGCTGCCCGCATGTCCTCGGCAGCCTTCTCATCAACAGCCGGAGCCGGCTCGGGCTTCTTTTCTTCGCTCATACGCTCCTCGGGGATGATCCACAGTTTGCAAACCGCATCGGCAGCGATCTCGCCCTGCACGATGTAGCATCTGCCTTCCTCGCTCTCGAAGAAGACGCAGTTGCTGCACTTCTTGCCATCTTTGGCGAACGGATTCTCCGTCATGTAGTGGGCTTCGTTCTGCGAGAACTGACCGTACTCTTCGGCGATGCTCTCGTATGACTCTGCCAGGGCGAGGTTCGCGGGCGAGAGCATGGATTCGTACTCATCGCCTTCGACGATGTCTCGCTGGCCGGCGGCCCGCTCCATCTGCGAGACCTTGGCCTCGCTCCACCGCCATGCTGGGTCGCCGCCCCAGAGCATCCAGGCGGTGTAGCCGGGTGTCTCTTCGCCGGCCTTGCTCCAGCCGGCTCGCTTATCGACCTTGTGGCGACGGAACCAAGCCCGCATCTCGCGGACGTGTTCGGGAGTGAGTTCACTGCGGTCGGCGATCTTGCCAGCACGGGCAACCGTCTCCGGCTTGAGCCCGTCGCCCGATCGACCAGCCTCGTGCAGCGCCAGACCACGCTTTGCGGCGGCAGCCATGCCCGCGTTGGGGGTCAGATTCACGTCGGAGGCGGCTCGTTCCTGAGAAACGAGCGGTTCGGGGGCGGTTTCAGTCGCGGAGTCCACAGACGGGGCTGCTTCCGGCTGCGCGGAAGCAGCACGCCGATCCACCCACTTCTGACCAGCGTCACCGCCTGCGAGTTGCCACTCAATCCAGGCCGGCGTGCCCGACCAGCCAGTCGCTTTCGCTGCCAAACAGCGTTCGTAGACCTCGGCGAGGTACAAAACCTCCTCGACAGACACGATTTCGCGGTTCGCGAGCCTCTCGGCAACGCACAAGAGGCGGGAATCGACTTTTTCGGCTCTCTGGGCCAGCTTCAGGCCGCGTTTTGCAGCGTTCGCCATCGTCTGAATGGGCCGATAGCTCTCGCCGAGGGCCATTTCGATGGCTCGGCGACTCACAACAACGCTGGACGTGTCATAAGCAGGCCGAACCACGGGGCCGACATCCTCGAGCAGCCCGATCGCACGCACTTCGCGCCTCCGAATGCCTCTCTGGCCGTCTGTAGACCACGAATCTCCGCCGTCGCGCTTGATTGCGAAGGCAAAACTTGAGCCGACGACTGTCCGATCGCGAACCCATTCGATCACGTCGCGGCCGATGGAGGTGTTTTCGTTCGGCGTGATCTCATAACGAAGACCATAGGGGTCTTTCGTGAGCTTCATCGTGCCGTTTCCGGTGCGGCCCAGGAGAAGATTGCGGTCGTGATTGAACACGCCGATGACATCCGGCCCCTCGGCGAGCACCTCGTCGAACGCATTCGGGTGAATGGTCTCCACAAAACCACCCAAGTTGCGACTTTCGGAGTTAAAGACGGCAGCGTAGCCCGAAATCACGGGCTTCTTCTCGCCGTTCCCCATGTCTCGGTACTCAATAGTCGCGTCCGAGACCGTCGTGCGCCGCTCAATTTCGTTGGTCATGCCGTCACCTGATTCGCGAGGTAGTTGTCCACACCGATCTGCTCGATCACCTTCCGAATTGCTTCGATGCCGGCCATCGAGTCTTCGCTGCCACGCCGAAGCTTCATGAAAATCTTGGCCGTGACTGAGTCGCCGACGGCGATGCACGTCATAAAGCCGGCCCGCTCGACCTCCGCGGCCGTCACGTCGGCGTCGTAGTTCATGTCAAGGATGGATTCAAAGTCGTGACGGGGCAGTTCCGGCTCGCCGTGAGTCGGCGACGGCTGGACATCGAAGAACTCGAGTCGCTCGGAGAGCGTCTTGACGTGACCGCGTTCCTCGGCCGCGTATGACGCCCAGGTCTCGCCCAACTTCCCGTAGCCCCAGCGGGTCAGGTGGACGGCCTGAAGGTCATACATCTCGGCCTGCGACCAATGCAGCGCAAGAGACGCCTGCAATGCTTCGACAACGCCGTCAAGTGGCTGTGGCATCGTTCGTCAGGTGCTTGTCGCACCAGCCTTCTGTGACTGTTTCGTACCTCTGGCCGCTGCGGTGGCACTCCAGCAGGAGTTCTCGCGAACGGCTCATCCACGCTCCAATAAATCCGTCGATGTCTCGGCCAGTGGCCTGTGCTGCCTCGGCAAGTTCATCTCGCATTCGGCCGGTCATCTGATCCAGCCATGAGGCGAGCTTCTCTGGCTTGTTGCGGCGCTCGAGCACGCCGTCGGCCTCAATGGCGGCGAGTCGCCGAAGATTCGTCTTGAACAGCACCTCGGCACCAGCGGCCTGCCGGGCGTCCTCAGCAGCCGCGGGGGCGTCGGCGGCGGCCGGCTCTGGCACGGCATCGACGTTCGCCTGCGGGGCGGGGGCCGCCTCGGGCTGCGGCTTCTGTCCCGTCGGGTTGTCGGCAGTGAACGCCTCGAGCAACTGCATATTGACTTGCACGAACCGCTTCTTGCCCAGGCCGTCGGGCAGCGGGTTGTAGCCGATCTGCGAACGGATTTCGTCGATGTCAAGGGCACCGAGATTCGCCATCTCACGCAGGAACTGCGACCGCGCCGCATAGTCGCCGACCATCAGGGCGTTTGTATCGAACTGGCAGAAATACTGCTTGTCGTCGATCACCAGATCGCGGCGGCACGCCATTTCCCATCGGCGGCACCACGGGATCAGGCTGAACGTGACGAAGTCAATGGCCGACTGTTCCACCGTCGAGAACCGTACATTCGACAAGTCGCCGATCAAATGACCTGGAACGCGATACGCTCGACTGACCTCTTCGCACTGATAGCGTCGGGTCTCAATGAGCTGACTGGTATCGTTGCGAACCTCAACCGACTTGCGGTGGAAGCCAAAAGGCATCACGACCGTCTTGTAAGACTTATCCGGCCCCTGATGAGCGTCGTTCCACTGTTCTTTGAACCTCGCCAGCACCTCGGGCTTGTGAGGCTGATCAGTCTCGATGTAGGTGCCCATCTGGGCTCCATTCCCGAAGAACGAGCCGGAGTGCAGTTCGGTGGCGCGGGCAAGCCCGATCGCGTCCCTGGAGAGCGTCGTCGGAGTGAAGCCCTTCACTCCATCAGACGAGAGCCACCGCAAATGAAAAATCTCGTCCTGGCGATACTCGGTGATCTCGACCTGTGGCTGAATCGGCGTAGTCGGCTCGGTGTAGTAGTACCGGAGCTTGCCATTGGTGAGCCGCTTGACCTCCATCCGCGACGGATGCAGCGGGATCAACTCGGTCACGCCGCCCTGCCGGCCGCCCTTGATGTAGGCATAGGCATTTCCCCAGAGAAGGAGCCAGCTTTGCATGAGTTCCCTGAACTCGAAACCCGTCATCCACGAGTTGGGCTGATAGCAGAGAACCTCATGAAGATGCTGCTCTTCGGCGATTTCCTTGCCGCCGCCGGGGAGCCTGCGGTAGACGTTGAAAGGCAGGCTGGCGATCGACTCCGACAGCACCCGCACGCAGGCGAGAACCGCCGTGCATTCCAGGGCGGTCTCAGGCGAGACAGTGACGCCCGAAGCGGTGCGGCGAGTGTTGCTGATCTCCTCGAAAATACGAGCGAGATTGCCGCGAAGCTCAATCAGATCGGAGACTTCCTCGTCGATCTTATCCACGCTAGAGCACCATGAGGGTTGGTTCGTCGGTGTTGCCGTGGTTCTCGCTGGAGGAGATACCGAGGGCCATGATCAGAGAGACCGCGCCGTCGATGCGGGCCGTAGAGTGTGAGTGTTTCTTCGTTGGCTTTATGTTCCCGGCATCGTCGATCTTGACCTGAACATTCGACATCTGCCACGCGAGGACGGGGTTGCCGGCGTGCCGCAATCGCTTGGAAACGCACAAAGTTTCAAGCAGCTTAGAAGGCGCGCTCATGCTGGCAAAACCTTGTCCAAACGGCTTAACGTCGATTCCCTCCGCCACCAGTTGCGTCGTCAGATGCACCGCATTCCAGCGGTCGATCGCAATACCGCGAACCGCATTCTTCTCGCAAAACGAGAGAATGTAGTCGCGGACAGCGTCGTAATCCGTTATGTCGCCATCTGTTAGTGTAACAAAACCCGCATCCGCCCAGGCTTGATACGGCACTCGGTCTTCCTTTGACCGCTTGTGTGCGTTCTCCTCTGGGATGAAGAAGTGTGCGTGAACGTCATACGTTCCGTCGGCGTCGGGCCAGACCGCCACGAACGCCGTCGTGTCGAATGTGCTGGCGAGGTCAACGCCGCACCAGCATGGTCGCCCTGCCGTCGGCCGCAGCGGCTCGTTGTTGGCATCCCAGGCACCATGCCTGATCCACTTGGTTTCGGAACGCTGGAACAAATTCAAATGGAGCGTCTTGAAAACTGTCTCGTCTGCCGGAGAGTCCTTCGCCTTCTGAGCGAATTGATGAAAATACTCGGGTTTCAGCGTGATTCCGTAGTTCGGATTCGCCTTCTTCCATGTCTCCTCGATGAACGGGTCGTCCTCGGGATCGGCGGCGTAGATGCACGGCAGGAACGAGTCGTCCTTCAGCACGCCATCGCGAATCTTCACTGCCCGCTGCCAGTCCTTGTAGCAAGGCCCGTCCATGTCGGTGCCCGCCGTCGTGATGTAGATGGTGAGCGGCTGGCTTCTGGCACCAGTACCCGTTTCCAAGACATCAACCAGCTCGCGGTCGGGGAAGACGTGATATTCATCGACCAGCACGCAACTCGGGTTGTAACCGTGTTTCGTGCCCGCCTCGCTGGATATACAGAGCATCGTCGAGTTCTTCTCGGGGAAGACGATGCTGTTGCGGTATATCTTGCACCGCTTCGCCAACGAGGGGCAGCTCTCGACGAACTGCTTCGCCGCGGTGTGGAGGAGCGCGGCCTGAGAGCGGTCGCCGGCCGCGACGATCACCTCGGCTCCCTCGTCATCGCAGCAGAGCATATAGAGCCCCACCGCCGCGGAAATCGCCGACTTTCCGTTCTTGCGGGGGAGGGCGAGCAGGCTCGTTCGATACTGACGAAGACCGTCAGCCTTCTTCGTGTTGAAGAGCTTGTCGAGGTACTCGTCCTGCCAGGGTTGCAGGACAAATGGCTGCCCCGCAAAGTCGCCGCGACTGTGCTTCAGTAAGCCGATGAAATCGCGGATATCAACCACGCTTGGCTAGAAGAGCGTCCATTGGGTCTTGCACGACCTTCTCGGCGTGATAGCCCATTCGGGTGCGATCGGCGGGCGTCAGGCCGAGGACAGTCTCGAGTTGCCGGAGTTGCTCGTGGCAGTGATTGCTCTGGGACTGCCACTTGTTCGGCCGGCTGAACCTAAGAGAGCCGTCGGGGGCCGATACCTCGACCCAGCCGGAGTCCAGCTTGGCAAGCTGCATCTCAGCGTCACGCCAGCGATCCCAGATGATCGAGTACCGCGCGATCACTTCGACATCGCTCTCGGCCAGCGTGCCCATCCTCTGCGTGTAGCCGCAGACGAGGTTGAACATCTCCTTGGCTGCCGGCCGCATCCATGACGGAGGCACGGGCAGCGAGGACAGGGGGGTGCCTAACTCCTCGCGGTAGTTGGCTTCCTCAGAGCCTCGCAGCTTGAGGAGATGCTTCGGCGTTGGTGCTGGGCCGCGTGCCATGCCTAAGAGTATTGCACAGTAGGTAATGGCCCCGCAAAGGAGTCGGATTTCTTCATGTTGCACGCCCAGCAGGCGGCCTGGACATTGTCGGGTCTATGGCCTGGGCCGGAGGGGCCGTAAGACAGGGGCACGATGTGATCGATCGTGGGGCTGCGAGGGTGCGGAGTCTCGCTGCCTTCGATCTTCGTCCACTTGGAGAGCAGCACACACTGGCATATCTGGCACGTCCAGTTGTCGCGGTGAAGTATCGACTTCGCCTGGAATGATTCGTAGTGGCATCCGTACTTGATGCATCGGAACTTGTGGCCGCCTCTGTTGACGCCGACGTTGAGCGGGTCTGCTGCATCGTTACCCCAATTGCCGAACCACACGGCAATCTGCTCGTCAAGCGTTGCCCCAGGCCGACGTGTCAATCTCGCGCATGGCAGGCGAAGTCGCCTCGCCTCGAAAGCGCATTCTCTGGAGCAGTATTTGCCAGCATTTCGGCCAGCACTTCGCTTTCGGAACGGCTTCTGGCAGCACAGGCACTGTCGCTGCTTGGCCCGGTTTTTGTTTCGTTTGACGGTTTCTGGCCCCCGCGCAATAGCCACGCAACTCCTGCTGCAAAACCTACTTTGAGAATTCTTCTGCCGGAAGTCTTTTCCGCACCACTCGCACGGCTTCGTTAAGAGACGGACAGGGTATCTGCACTCGTCGCTACAGTATTTTGAGTTCTTGAACCGAACAAAGTCCTTGCCGCACGCAATGCAAGTGCGGGAATGAGTCGGCTTCTTTTTCTTTTGCTGCTTCCGGCACTCTTCGGAGCATAGTTTTCGACTCTTCCCGCAGCGGGCCAAGTCCTGCGGAATATCTTGTCCGCAGACTGCACACGGGACGATCGTTGGCTTCGGCGGCCGCGAAGCGGCTCGGCAGCAGGCCGCAGAGCAATACGTCCTCGGCTTGAAGCCAAGCGACGGCGGCACAGCACCGCCGCAGACGGGACAACTTTTGCCTTCCTTGGCGTTTTCTCCGGCGTCTCCACGCACCTCAACAGTCTACCAAGCAAGACATTTCTAGCCAAATCGTCGGATTCAGTCGGCGACCAGCGAATTGGGTAGGCCGACCGGGGCGCACGGCCCCTAGGACATGCGGTCTGCCCTGCGCACCCCCCCAGCGGGGAGCCCCCCTATCGGGTGGTGGCGTTGACGGGGCAGCCCCTATCGGCTCGTGCACGAGCCGGCGCCGACGGCCTGGGCTGGTCTGGTTTCAGTCTGACGGTATCGGCACGAGCACGAGCCGGCGCCGACGGCCTGGGCTGGTCTGGTTTCAGTCCGACGG